CCGGAAATCTGGACGGGTGGATCGCAGCCGCAGCAAAAGCAGAGAGGGACGAAGCCGCCGCCGCCGTGCGCGCCGTCCGGGATCGCCTTTTGTCCGAAAGCGACGCGCATATGCTTCTTGACCGCATGGGGCTTGATCTTCCGGACACGATCACGACGACGACCATGTTAAAGGTTTTCAAAGAGTTTATCGCGGCGCTGAAAGCAGCCGTCGCGGGGGATTGGGCGAAATACCGTCAAGCTTTGCGCGAAATCCCGAATCAACCGGGCTTCCCGTTTGAAATCGACTGGCCGGATAAACCGGAATAAGGAGGGGTTACAAATGAGCGAACAAGCCTTGACGATCCTTTCCGTCGTTTCTACGATCTGCGCTATCGTTTTCGGGTACATGGCCTTCGCCCGAAACAGGAAGAAAGACGACACCGAAGAAGGCCGAAACGCCGGGACAATGCTTTCGGATATCGGATACATTAAATCCGGCGTTGATGATATCAAAGCAGAACAGAAAGAGCAGCGGAAAACGAACATTGAAGTTGTTTCCCGTATTACCGCCGTCGAGGAAAGCGCGAAACAGGCGCACAAACGCCTTGACGGTATCGAAGGCCGAATGAAGGATTAAACTTGCAACAATCTTGCAACGTTGCAAGTTTATGTTGCAACACATTAAAAACGCACGGCGCGCGATAGACAACGCACGCCGTGCGTTGTCCGTGTAATAGGGGGAATATCTATGTCGAAATGCTATGCTTCCCGGCTGATCGCCGTTGCGGAAGCCGAAATCGGATATCACGAAAAGATCACAAACGCGCAGCTTGACGACAAAGCCGCGAACGCCGGGAGCGGGAATTATACGAAGTACGCAAGGGACTTCGACACGATATATTCCGGCTTTTACAACGGAAAGAAAAACGGCTTCGCGTGGTGCGATATGTTCGTCGATTGGTGCTTCGTTACCGCCTTCGGCCTTGCCGACGCTTTGCGGCTTCTCTGTCAACCGACAGGATCAGCGGGCGCGGGGTGTACCTATTCTTTGCAGTATTACCGGAACGCCGGACGGTATTTCACAACGCCGAAAGTCGGCGATCAAATCTTCTTCGGAACGTCCGTCGGCAATTCAACGCATACCGGAATTGTCGTCGGCGTGGACGCTGGACACGTTTACACAATCGAGGGCAACACTTCCGATCAAGTCGCCCGCCGGACGTATTCGCTATACGCCGGAACGATTGTCGGTTATGGCCGTCCGGCTTACGACGAAGAAGGCGCGGAGGAAACGCCCGCGCCCGTCGTGGTCGAGCCGGAAACGCCGACAGAGGAAGAAAAGCCGTCGAGCGGGAAGCAGACGTATAACGTCGGCGACGTGGTAACGTTCAAGGGAACGAAGCATTATGTTTCCGCGTGGTCGAAAAATCCGGTCGAGTGCAGACCGGGCGAAGCAAAAGTAACCGCCGTTTGCTTGAACGGCAATCACAAATACCACTTGATACATACCACCGGAAGCGCGTCAAATGTTTTCGGATGGGTGAATGTATCCGATATCGCCGGGACGACAGAAGAAACGCCGCCCGCCGAAATCACCGTCGGAAGCGTCGTGCGGATCAAGAGCGGGGCAAAGACGTACAACGGGCGCGGTCTTGCGTCCTTCGTGTATAACCGGGATCACGTCGTTTTGCAGATTTCCGGGGATCGCGTCGTCGTAAGCTATACCGGAATTGTCGTCGCCGCCGTGAACGTCGCCGATCTGGAAAGGGTATAAATCTAAAATCAGAAAGGAAAAAAGAACATGAGCAACAAAACGTATGATATTCTGAAGTACATTGCGCAGATCGTTATCCCCGCGCTTGGGACGCTCTATTTCGCGCTTGCGAAAATTTGGGGGCTTCCCTACGGGGAAGAGATCGTCGGCACGCTGGCCGCGATTGATACCTTCATGGGCGCTATGCTGAAGATCAGCAGCAACGCATATTACGCCGCGAACGCAGACGATAATATCAATCCCGGCGGGGATTACAAAGCAAAGCATTAAAAGCCGTTTAACGTCGCTGACGCTTTCCCCCTTTCACGTCGGCGGCGTTTTCGGCGGCGGGAATGTAAATTCACGTCGTTATACAGGAAGCCCCACAAGCCCGGATATCCGGCCTTGTGGGGCTTTTTTCTGTTTTCCGCTATTCGTCGTCGCGGAAAATGACGATACCGAATAAACCGCCCGCGAAAATGTATCGTGTTCGATTTTCGGTTGATTTGGTGGAACAATCCCGCTGAAAGTCGAACACGTCCCCTTCCGGGATATCCGCGTCCGGCGGCGGCGCGTCGCCTACATCTTCCAGCATTTCGATATACGATACTTGTTTCCCGTCGCGGATATTGTAGTAAATAACGATCTTGTCGTCGAACAGATAAACGCTATTGATAAATACGTCGATGATCCGGCGGCGGAATTCCATATCGAACAAGTCGCCATTGCAGAATGAGCGGAGGAAGGCGCATATCTCTTCTTCCGTGTATCTGATCTTGTTTGCGACGCGCAGCTTCGCTAATTCGATTTCGCATTCCTCTTTATCCGCGCCCATTTGTTCGATCTTGTCGTATATGGGCTTGCGAGCGGCCTTCGGCATTTCAAGCGCCGCGTCAACGGCTTTTGCGATTTCGCGGTCAAGACGGGCGATCCGCTTTTCCAGATCGGCGACGGAGTTGTCGCCGAATTCTTTTTCATATTCTTCGACGACAGCGGCGGCGATCCGCTTTATCCGCTCCGGGGAAAGGACATATTCGACGGTTTGTTCGCAGACATACCATTCGATAAAGTCCTTCTTTTCATGGCGCTTTTTACAGTTGTTCAAATGCTTTCGTCGCGCGGCGCATTGATAATAATACCACTTGCCGCCGCCCTTGCCCGTTCCGGATACGCCTTGCATAGTCGCGCCGCAATGCCCGCAAAAGATTTTTCCCGTCAAGAGATATTCGACTTCAACGGCCTTGTTCTTCGCGCCGTGCTTCGCCATTAGATCAAGGCGGGCTTGTACACGGTCAAACGTCGATTGATCTATCAGAGCGGGACAGCCGCCTTCCACGCGCACGCCGGATTGTTCCAGCACGCCGACGTATTTTTCAGAGCGGAAAGCGTGTTGCAGCGCATTATAATTGAACGGCTTTCCGTTCCGGTTGCGAAGGCCGCGTCGGTTGAATTCGTCGAGGATATCCCGTTTCGATATTCCGGCGGCGTATTGTTCAAACGCCCATTTGATATGGGGCGCGATCAGATCGTCCAGCACAAGGAAGCCGCCGACGTTCTTGTATCCGATAGGAACGCCGCCGCCGACAAACTTTCCCTTCGCGGCGCTTTCCTTACGCCCGCGCTTGATCTTTTGCGACAGATCGACGGAATAGTATTCCGCCGACGCTTCAAGCACGGCTTCAAGGATAATGCTTTCGGGATTGTCGCCGATGTTTTCCATTGCCGACAGCAGTTTAACGCCGTATTGCTTCAGCTTGTGTTTATAAATCGCGCTGTCGTATCTATTCCGGGCGAAGCGATCCAGCTTGTAGACGATCACATATTGAAAGGCGCGCTTCTTCGCGTCGGCAATCATCTTTTGAAATTGCGGGCGATCATCGGAACGACCGGTCAACGCCCGGTCGATATATTCGTCGATAACCGTTATTCCTTCCCGTTTTGCGTATTCATGGCAAACGTGAAGCTGCCCTTCGATTGATTGTTCATTTTGCGCGTGCGAGGAATACCGCGCGTATATGACGGCGCTTTTCATTGCACATCTTCAACGGACACAGAAAGCGGATATGCGTATTCGTCGTTATCGTTCACGAACAGAATGTAAATGATATCGTGAACGTCGCCGCGCAATTCATAGAACTTATCACGCACGGCGCGCATAAATGGCGAAGCGCTGTCGTCGATATCGGCGGGATCGCAATTCACATGAACGATATAGTTGTTACCGTTCACAAATTCGGCGCTTACAAAATACGGTTGATCTTGAATGAACGGCAACGCATAGTTATATAATTCTTCGGCTTGTCCCCGCGTCGGCTTCCAGTCGTAACGCACGAATTCCAGCGGATCGGGCGTTGCGGTTGGGATGGGCGTTGCGGTTGAAGCGGGTGCAGTTTCGGCGGCGGGCGCTTCCGGCGGCATAGCTTCGGACACACTTTCGGCGGGCGGCATTTCCATAACGGGCGCTTCGGGCGCGGGTGCTTCCGTTGGAGCGGGAGCGGGCGCAACTGATCCGCAGCCGGAAAGAATGCAG